CACTGACCCTCAACTCTGCATCATCAAACAACTTCATTCCGCAAATCCTCGTCAATGGCTCTACCCAGACGGTCTACCTCTTGCCGAATGGACAGGCCACAACTTCACCAAGCATCCTCAATGTTTACGGCACGACCTATGCGGGCTATGTCGTTGGAGTGGGCGGCATTTCCACCAACGGAACTATTTGGACAGTCACGACTGGCACAACCCATAACTTCTTGACCGGACAGACGGTTTACCTCGGTGGTCTTTCCCCAGCCGGATACAACGGTTCGTTCACGATTGCCTCAACTGGCACAAACACTTTTACCATTGCAAATACGACGACCCTCACCGCAGTCACCTTCCAAGGCACTGCAACCGTGCAACCCTTCCCCCTTCCAGCAGGAGGGGCGGTTTCGTATCAAGGCATCAACGGTTCAACTGGAACAATCTGGCTCACTGGTTCTAACCCGCAAACGCTTTCTGGCGATGTGACGGTTGGCAATACGGGAGCAGCAACCGTCAACAAGGTTCAGGGTGTAGCAATCAGCGGAACGCCTTCTGCTGGTCAGGTTCTGACGGCTTCAGCAACAAACGCTGCATCGTGGTCGGCACAGTCAAGTGTCACGGTTCTCGGCGGTTCAGGTGGAACAGTTGCCGCTACGGGAACCTACACAGTTCCTGTCTGGGCAACAAACCTTCGGGTGATTTGCGTTGGGGGAGGCGGCGGAGGAGGAGGTGGCGGTGTCCAACTCTATGCTTCAGGAACGGCCTCTGGTGGCAATGGTGGAAACGGTGGAGATGCAACCATCATTGACATCCCCGTGAACTCCTCTTTGATTACTTCTGGCATCGTGTACGGAGTTGGGGCTGGTGGGGTCGGTGGCGCTGCCGCCACGACTACAGGCTCATCAGGAACAGCAGGAACGACTGGTGGCTTCAGTTACTTTGGAAGCACGAACGCTACGGGGCCTACAACCTTCTGTTACGCAGCAGGTGGCTCGGGCGGTGTTGGTGGAAAGAACGCTACCTTCAATGGTGGCTACACCTATCAGAACACTAATACCTCATCCGGCACGACGCTTTATGGCGGTCAAGGCGGTTATGGGGGCATTGGTGGCACTACCGCTGGTGGTGGAACTGTGCCGGTCGCTGGCATTGTCAGCACTCTTGGGACTGGTGGATTTACTGGCGGCGGCGGTGGCGGTGGCGGAGTTGGTAGTAACGGTTTGGGTGGTGGAACTTCCAACCCGGCAGGTGGCACAGGTGGGCCGACGAGCATCAGCCCATCTATGAGTGGCGGTGCTGGTGCTATCGCATCAACGAACACGGCGGCTGGTGCAGGAACCACTTTGGGCTATGCAGCCTCTGGTGGCGGTGGTGGGGCATACAGTTCGATAGGAACAAGCGCCAAGAATGGTGGAAACGGGGTTTATGCCTCTGGTGGCGGTGGTGGAGCCGGTGGCTTTACTGTGACTGGAACTCCGGGTGGCACAGGTGGAAACGGCGGGCAGGGTCTTATCGTTGTCATTGCGACCTAATCATGGGTATTGGCTACAAGCAGATAGGCAGAGCCTTCCTCGGCGGATCGGAGTTCTACTTCTCCGGTCTTGCCCGAACTGAGGCTTCACAGGCGGCAGAACACTTTGCTACCGACGCTCCCCGCTCGCAAGGACACCATGTAATCGGTGAAATCGCACAGGGCGTTGTTGCGGTGGACAACAGCCGAAACTCCATTGCTGGTGCGGGAGTTCTCGGCTCGATGATCCTCGGTTTTGGATTTCCCGCCGCACAGGCTTCATGGCTTGCGCTGCCCGCTGCCGAAAAAACCACCCGCCGTAGAAATGCTACGGAAATCGTTGCCGAAATCACACGGAGCAGCCGCAGCGTCACCGCAAAGCGTAATGTGGCAGAGGCGGTCGAGCAGTTCGTCGCTGAGTCCCGATCCGCTCATGGTCGCAAAGAGGGTTCTGCTCCTGCTGAAATCCAAAGCACAGTTGCAGGTCGCAAGACCGCCCATCACGAAGCCAGCGAAACCACGGGACGAAAGGCTACGACGAGTAGCCGGATCGTCATTTACAAGCCAGCCGCAAGTGCTACACAACGATTTGCCGCACGAGAGCAGAAAATCCGCTTCCTGCAACGGGTTGGTATGGCTGCGATGCTGTCGTTCGAGGCGGTTCGCAGCGCACGGGTAATCGTCAAAAAGCCCGAGGCGATCCAAACCTTCGCAACCGACGGCACAAAGAGTGTCGGACGCACCACATCTTCGACGGTTATTGAAACTTGGGGCAACAACCCATCTCCAAAGGTGCAAACACGCTTTGCAGCAGGGATTTCAGCGTTCCGTGAGGCTACCGAGGCATACCGCCATGTCGCTTACAGCCGTGCAAATGAGGTCACACTCCGGCAAGTTTCCAGCGTTTTCCAATACCTCGTGCGGTTCGACCATGAGTTCAAGGTCATCTTCAGCGAGATTTACAAGAAGGGGTTGTATGGTGAATACCCCGAGGGTGGAACAGCCGGTCAAGACAGCGGAATGTCCACTTTTGGAACACCATCAACCACGGTGACCTTCACGGACGATGGAGTAGCATCGTATCGAGAAGGTTACAACCCGTATTTGGAGAGCGAATAACCCGTGACGATCCACTACCCGACAGCCGCCGCAAGCCTGCCCGATGTGGAGTTCACATGGAACGACGCTGACGGGAACGCCATAGATTTCAGCACCGGTTGGTCGTTCAAGATGACCATTGGCCGCCCGCCGAACCCTGCCGTCATCACTAAGACCTCCGGAATCGTCGGATCAGCCGCAGTTCCCAACTTGACGGTTGTTTGGGCACCGAGCGAACTTGCTTCCCTCACGCCGGGTGTGTGGTATTTCCAAATCACCGCTTCCTACGGGCCGCAAGCAGGCAAGGCTCGCATCTTGACCGGTTCTATCCGCATTGACCAAGCGATTATCCAATAGGTGAAATCATGACGTGGACATACACTTTCGACCCAACGAGCAGCCCAAAGGACACGGTTCGCTTCCTCATCGGAGATGTGGTGGAGGCAAACCCTCTCTTGCAGGACGAGGAAATCTACTTCTCCCTCAATGAGGTGAACATGGAGCCGTATCGTGCGGCAGCCAACTCCTGCGCCAACCTCGCAGCGCAGTTCACCGGCCTCGCACAGAGCACGAGCAAGTCCGTCGGCGGCCTGAGCCTGAGCCAGACCTACGGTGATCGTGCACAACGCTACGAGCGTCTGTCCAAAGACCTGCTCGCTCGCTCCCGTCGAGTTGCGCCGCCTATTCCAAATGCCGACCACTGTGCCCTCGGCGCAGAGTTGAAGGTTGGCATGTTCGACCGCTACTGGGCGGTGGCGAACGACTGGCCTTCCGACTCCGAACTTGGCACTTCGACCACTTACGGGACTGGCTACAACCCCGGCGATGAAGGTGTGGTGGGGACGGACTACCGCCCTGAGCCATGAGCAGCATTGACCCAGAACTTCTGGGACTGATGACGCAGACCATCATCATCGAGAACATCATTTCAGCACCCGACCAGAACGGGAACCCGCCAACTTTGGACGGCTATGGCCGCCACTACGTCAACGGGAGCGGGGAGAGTGGCTCAACGGTGGAGTATGGCGCACCCGTGACCTACAAGTGCCGCCTCGAATACAAGGCAAAGGTTCTTTCCACCATCAACGGGCGTGATCGGGTCAGTTCCGGTAGGGCTTACCTCGCCGGGTTCTTTCCAAATCTCACAACCGAGTGTCGGGTGACCGTCCCCAACCAAACACAGGAGTCCATGCAGCACCCTGTCGTCATGTTCATCGAGAACAACTTCGACGAAACGGGGCTAACGGGCTACAACACGACGGTTCACTTCGAGTAGGTGGTGAAATATGGCAAGGGATTTATACGCCGACTACACAGTTGACTTCAAAAATCTGATCGACTCCCCAAACAGGGTTCGCCGAGGCATCAAGCGTGGCGTGAACGAGGTCATGCAGGAGGTATTCGACGAAAGCCAAGAACTTGTCCCCGTGGACACCGGATCGCTCAAAGACTCCGGCATCTTCATTTCAGCGCAGGACAAGGGCAACGGGGTAGAAGCCTCGATCTCCTATGGCAACGCACTTGTGACCTACGCAATAGATGTTCACGAGGACTTGCAAGTATTTCACGAGCCACCCACGCAAGCGAAATACCTCGAAATCCCTATGACCAACCATCAACCCGAACTGCTAAAGGCCATTCGGCACAGGATCGGTGAAAACCTATGACTACTCTCCTCGATGCCATCGGCTACTACCTGCCGATCCAAACCGCCAACCTTCCGGCGGAACAACAACTTGTCCTCGGTGAAAACTTGTTCCTCGGTCGCTTCCCGGCTGAGGCTCCCAACGCCGCCGTGCTCGTGCAGTTATACATGGGTAAGGCTCCGAACTTCACAATGGGGAGTGGTGCGATCGCTTTAGACAACCCCAAAATCCAAATCCTCGTCCGTGGGGAGCGTGAGGACTACCCCGGCGCATACGACCTCTCCATCGTCATCAGGAACATCTTGGGGAGCATCGTCGGTTCGACGGTTATCGACGGCGTGACCATCATGCGCCTCGAACCACTCGGCACCCCGAACTACACGGGCTACGACGAGGTGGATCGTCCAAAGTTCACGCAGAACTTCCAAGCGATGTTGCCCGGTTCATGAGCGACGGCATCGAACTCGTCACCGAGAGCATCAGGGCGGCGAAGGAAGCGACGAAGGCTGCCTACTACGCCTTGCTTGCGGTCGAGCGACTTTTGGAAAAAGCCCCCGCAGACGAACAAATCGAACACGAGGCGGAAACCACCTGCCGACACGAAAAGGCTTCCCGTGTGAACACCACTCTGGGCGAGTTCGTGATCTGCGAATGTGGTCATCAGGAGCAGACCAACTAAACCCCCGATTTGCAGTGCTCTGTGATATGTGCTATCATTCTTTTCGCAGGGAACAGGACTAGAGAGAGGGAAAGCATGGTCAAGCGAAACACCAGTGCGCCGGAGGTTGAGGTCGCAAGGGAATGGTCGCCTATCGACAGTTGGGGAGGGTTCTCCAAGGGCGACCTCGTGCACGTCAAGGGCACGAGCAGTAGTGAGTGGCGGTTCATGTATGCCCATGACCGCAACGGTCAGATCGAAGCGGTGACCGTGTTCGGCGGAGAGCGTGCGACAAAGCGCATGGCGGCTACGCAGGCGTATCGAACCTTCGTGCCGGAGCGTGTCGTCGCCCCATCAGTAACGCAGCGGCGCAGCGTCCGCACCCCAAAGCACGAGGTCGAGGTCGTCTCATAGCCAAAGCCACAGGGGGATTTTTCCCTATCCGATGATACGCTTGCTAGCAAGTACTGTCCTCGGGGAGCGGCTGCATGGCTAAGGCAACACCCACATACCAAGTCACCGACAAGTCACCCGTATCCTACAGCGGGAAGGTGGCTCAGCCCGGCGATCTCGTTTCCGACTTGCCCGGTGAGAGCATCACTTGGCTTCTCGCAGACGGCTTCATCGTCCCCGCCGCCGATCCTGCGCCCGCCGATGACCCCGCTCCCGATGCTGAGCCAGCACCGAGCGACGAGGCAGCGTAAATGTCCACTCCGATCTTCCTGCACGGTAAGAACACCCGTGTCTTGTTGGCTTGCCCTTCGAGCGCATACGGCACCTTCTCTGCGGTGACCACCAACGGCAGCCCGAGCATCACCGTTCTCTACACGGGCTTTGCCCTCGCTCCCGGCATGGAAGTTTCCGGTGCAGGCATCCCTGCCAACACCTACATCGTGTCGGTCTATGTGAACACGGTTCTGCTGTCGGCAAGTGCTACAGCGACATCGACCCTCAACGCACCCACCGTCGTCACCGTGCCTGTGAGCAACGGAGTGTCGTATGACCTGTCGCAGTTCCTCAACGACGTTGGCATCTCCCGCATGACGGAGCCAACCGAGACGACCACTTTCCAAACCGGACAGTCGAAGTCCTACATCGCCGGTATTCGAGACGGCTCGATCACCGCATCAGGCTTCTACGACGGCGGCGCATCAGGCGTGGACGCTGTGCTGAACAACGTCATCTACACGGCAGGCGATAAGGCTGTGCTTGCCTTCCCCGACGGTGGGCAGACGGGCAGCCCCTCGGTTTGCTACATGGCGAACGCCATCGCAACCAAGTACGATCTGAAGTCGCCAGTCAGCGGTGTCGTCGCTATGGACACCGAGTTCCAAAGCGACCGTGGCGTGTGGCGTGGGCGTGGGGAATACCTGAAGATCACCACCTCGGGCACGACGAACACTTACGATTTCTCGACCTCGACGGCAAAGGGGGGCTTACTCGTTCTCGGCATCGCCGCCGTGACCGGTGCACCCACCTCAGTCACCCTCTCTTTCCAGCACTCCCAAGATGGAGCAACGTGGGTCAGCCCCACCGGAGGAACCCTCGCCACCGAAACCGGACTTGGGGCGACCGTCGCCCTGCTCACCGGAACGGTGTACGAATACACACGCTTGTCTTACACCATCTCTGGTGGAAGCAGCCCGACAGCGACAGCCTTCTACGGCTTCGCCCGCTACTAAAGGAGCAGCCACATGGCAACCCCAGTGTTCAACCACGGTAAGAACGCATTTCTCGCCCTCGGGTGGGCTTCACCGGCCTACTCGGCATATCCCGGCGTGACCGGCCTCATCAACTCCGGTGCAACGGGCGTGACGATCTCGGGTGGGTCTATCCCTACTGAAATCTCCGGCGAAGCCCCCATCGTCAACGGTGGCTCCATCTACGGTGCCTTCGTCGGCGGCGTGCCGGTTTACGCCTCGACCGCACCAACCGGTGCGTCAGGAACCACCTTCCCGATCACCAACGCTGGTGCGACCGGCGTGAGTGGTCCCATCGTGCAGATGCGGAACATTTCACCGTGGATCAACGACATTGGCTTCCCGACCGCCATCGAGCCGCAGGAAACCACGACCTTCAGTGCCGCCGGTGTGAAGTCCTACATCGTAGGTCTGAAGGGCTACAGCCTGACCTTCTCCGGTATGTTCGATGAGACTGCCGCCGGTATCGACCAGATGATGTATGAGATGGAAGCCTTCCAAAACACGGCTGGTCAGTTCGTCCAGTTCGTCTATGGCCCCGCAACGCCGGGTGCGTTCGCTGGCGTGGCTGCCGATATCAAGTATTACGGACAGGGCGTTCTCTCCAAGTATGAACTGAAGTCTGCGGTTGCCGGTGTCGTGACCTTCGACAGCGAACTCCAAGTGACGGGGCCGGTTTACCGGACTACACTGTAGGAACACCCTACTAAGGAGCAAGCATGTCCAGCCTTTCCGATCAGATTTTTGCCGTAGACGACATTGAGTCCGAACTCCTCGAAGTCAAGGTTTGGGGCGTGACCGTCTTGGTGAAATCCATGACCGCTAAGGACCGTGCCCGCATGATCGGCAACTCGACGACGGTGACCGGTCAGTTCAACTTGGAGCAGGTGCTTCCCGACCTCGTGATCCACTGCACCTACGACCCGGAGACGGGCGAGCGGGTGTTTTTGGAAAGCGACCGTGAGGCACTCATGGCGAAGTCTGCATCAGCCATCGAGGAAATCGCATCGGTGGCTCTGCGGCTTTCAGGGATGGGAGACGACTCTGCGGACGAAGCGGGAAAAGACTCCTAGCCGACCCCGAGAGGCGTTTCCTCTTTGAGTTGGCCGAGAAGTTAGGGCGAACCGTTGACGAGTTGCTCAACGGTTCGCCTAGCCACACACCGATCTCCGCATACGAAGTTACAGAATGGCAAGCGTTGTGGAGACTGCGAGCCTACGAGCAGGAACAGGCCATGAAGGGCTACTAGCGCAGGGGGGGTGTGAAATATGACGTTTATGTCCGATGCGGGTGCGAATAGTGCCGATAACAGCCTCCGTATCGCCATTCTCGGTGACCCCGACAACTACATCAAGGCACTGGACAAGGTTCAGAAGGCCACGCTAGAAACTGGCGACAAGATCAAGGACAGTTTTAGCGAAGTCGGTAGTTTCCTGATGAAAACCATCGGATACATCGGGTTCGCCACAGCACTCGAAGGTGCGGTGGAGTCGGCATCTACCCTCGTGTCCTACCAAAAGGTGCAGGGTCAGGTTCTCCAAAACCAACTCAACCCCGCCTTGCTGAAACAGTTGCAGATGCAGAAGCAGTCCTACACCAATGGTGTAGCGATTTCTAATGTGCTCACCGACTACACCACGCAGCAGTCCATTTCCACCGGTATTTCACGAGATCAGTTGACCCAAACTGAAACCTTGTTGCTGACCAACCGTGAAATCACGAAAGAGATGACGGCGCAGGGAGCAAACATGGTGAAGAACGGCTCGATGTTCAGCCTCGCCGTCACCGATGCTGAAAACATGAGTGCAGTCACACACCAAGGCATCTTGTCGTCGGCAAAGATGCTGAACCGTGTGCTGAATGACCCCGCTAAGCGCATTTCAGCAATGTCTCGTGGTGCAGTGCAGTTGAGCCTTGCCCAGCAGAACTACATCAAGCAGATCGAAGCAGCGCAAGGTAAGCAAGCCGCCCGTATGGCGTTGCTCAACACCGTGAACCAGCAGTTGCAGGGTGCGGCTGAGTCGGCAATGTCGCCGATGGAACGCCTGCAAAACGACTTTCAAATCCTGTATCAGCAGTTGGGTTTGATTTTCCTGCCGCTTCTCGACGCTTTGGCGACCACGCTTTCTAGCGTCTTGAATCCGATTTCTCAGGTCTTGACCTACATTGGCAAGGCGTTCAGTGACGTAATGGAAGGGATCGGTCAGAACCTCGGGCAAATCTTTGGTCTTATGACCCCGTGGTTCAAGTTGCTGACCCAGACCATCATCCCCGCCATTTTTACCATCATCGAGCCGTTGGTGAACCTAGCCACAAACGTTCTCACCCCGCTTTCTAACGATTTCCAAAACATCGTCAACGGCTCACCGGGCTGGCTCAACCTTTCCACCATCATCGCCAATATCGCTAAGGTCATGTCGGGTGACCTCATGACGGGTGTGAACCAAGTTGCCGCCATGTTCAACCAAATGCAGCAAAACGGCACTCTGCAACAACTGTTCAATAGCCTTGCTCAGTCGCTCGAAATCATGGCTCCGATCCTGCCAGCATTGGTTCAGGCGTTTGTGGACATGGCGGTCGCCCTCCTACCCATTGGGGTCAAGGCACTTCCCTATGTGGCTGACCTGCTAAAAATCTTTGCCGACATGGCTACCTTCATCGCAAAGTTGATCCCGCCTGTCGCCAACTTTGTCTCAAAACTCATGAAAATCGGTGCCGTCAAGGACTTGCTCATTGTCCTTGCGACCTTCTGGTTCACGAAGCGTCTGTTCATGACCCCCATGATGAGTGTTCTCGGTGGTCTTGGGAAGATTGGGAGCAGGATCGGTGGACTTATTGGAACCATGAAGCAGTATGGCTCCACCGTCAAGGACTTTGGCACAATCAGCAAGACCGCTGAAGGTGCTGAAATGAGCCGTGCCGCCCGCATGAAGAAGGCTTTGGAGGACGAGGCACGAACCGGCAAGGCGTGGCGGCTCAACCGCATCGAGGAACTGAAGGCCAAGGGTCCAAAGGGCGTAGAAAAGGCTGAAAAACTAGAGAAGGACTTGTCGAAGGCGGAACGCCGCTTCGCCAAATACGAACGCCGCTACAACGAAGCGGAGCGCAAGGGTGGCGGTATCCGAGGGCTGTTGAAGTCGGTTTTCAGTATCGGCATGGGAAACCTCCCCGGCGAAGAAGAGCCGAAGCCCAAAGATCAGTTTCAGGCAACCATCGACAACACCAACGCTCTGATCCAACTCACCAACCAACTTGCAAGCGGCGGCGGTCTGTTCGGGAACAGTGGTGGTGGTGGTGGAAACAACTTAGAACAAAAGTTGGAAAATAAACTGAAGTCCAAGTTAGAGGGCAAGGTGAAATCTGAGTTAGAAGGCAAGGTCAAGTCTGAACTCGAAGATAAGTTGGAAGGCAAACTCGAAGGCAAGTTGGCTGGAAAACTCGAAGGCAATGTCGGAAAGCGTCTTGCTGGCAGGTTGCTCGAACGCTACGGAGGCCGTGCGGGTCAGATGATCTCCAAGTTCGCCGGTTTGGGCGAGGAGGGTGCTGGTCTTGCTGAGGGTGCTGGTGAAACGGCACTGGTTGGTGGTGGCGAGGCCGCCGCTGAGGGCGGCATTTTGGCTGCCGGAGCGGCAAGTGGAGCCGCCACGCTCGGTATTGGACTTGCCGTTGCAGGTGCCACTGTGGCCTATATGAAGTATCACAAGGCCATCAACAAGTGGATCAAGGGGACCGCAAAGCATCTCTACCATGCCGCCCAAGATGTAGTGAAATGGGGGCAGAAAGAGGGTCAGCACCTTGTCAACGGCGTAAAGGACGTTGCTAAGTTTGCTGGTCGTGTTGGACACGCTGCGATGGGTGTCGTCACCGGAGGCATTCACGCAGCCGGGACGATCCTGCATGGCGTTGGCTCAGCCATCGGCGGCTTCTTTGGCGGACTGTTCGGTGGAGGCGGTGGTGGTGGAAAGTCAAGTGGTGGTGGTGGCGGCGGACAAACCTACTGGCTCATTAGGATCGCTCATCACACCTACGACTCAGCGAACTACCTCCGCTACATGAGTGGGAACCACGCCATCACCAACCTCATGCGCCACCCCATCATGAAAAAGATGGAGAGCGAGCGTAAGAACTACGACGGTCGCTATTGGTTCATCAAGATCGCTGGAAACACGAAGGACACCAAGGAGGCGTTGCGGGCGATGAACCGCAGCGGACACCAAGGCGCCATCACCATCGAGAAGGGCGCTTTCGTCATCACCGTCAACGGCGCAGTCCACCCTGACGAGCACGCAAAGGTCGTCCAAAAGGTCGTCAACGACAACATGAAGGAGTTGCAGCGGGTTCTTCGGACGCTGGGACGTGGCATCTAATCCAGCCATTCGTGCTGAAATGTTGGGCAGGGATTTCTCGCAAACAGGGAGTAGAGTAGGGGTTGCGCCATGAGGAACTACATCGCAAATCCGAACTACTCCGATGTGACCGACTCGCCCTATTGGAGCGTGATCGGGACAACTACGCCCGATGCAGCCCTCGCTGACGTTACCCAACTCTCTATAGGGCTTGTCCCCGATGACGGGGTGAACTACAAGGCCGCCCATGTCGAGGACTTGTCCAAACTCCTGCTCGGTTCCACCTCCCTGTCGGTGGCTTCTTGGGGGCAGCGAGGCGGGTCGTCATCTGGGCCGCTTGGAAACACCGTGGGTGCTATAGGAACCAACAGCGGTGATCCGTTCATCTACGTCAACGACATTACACAGGTGCAGCCGGGAAACACCGTTGCCCTTTTGGAAGGCACGACGGGCAGCCATCCGATCTCGTGGACACCTGCCGTTTCCACCGATGATTTCATGAGCGAATGGCTGAAAGCCCGAAATGTTGGGCTTGTCCCTGTGGTCTCGTCCATGTCTTGCAATACGACGGCTGCCACCTTCCTGCCAAGTAGCGGCACGAGCCTCACTGCTTCCCTGAAGCCGCTCTACAACTTGGACGACTACGACAACAACAGGGGACAAACTGGCCCTGAGTATGCTCCTACGCCGGATAATGTCGGAGCAACCAAAACTGCTGGAACGCAAATCCCATCGTTCTACATCACCACCTCTGGCGACACGCAGGCTCAGGCAAATGTGCAAACCGGTCTTGGCTTGTCGGATTGGAACCCGAACGGCTACAACGTCGTTTCCGTCGCAGTTAGCACCGCAGCGGCCACCATCGTCATCTCTGGCTCCACAACTTTCACGAACGCCGCAGGGGTAGTCAAGGGGATGACCGGCGGGCAAATGGTGACCCTCGCCATTGAGTCGACGAACATGGGTTGGAACGCTGGAACCATTACCGGCGTGACCGGCTCCGGCTCGACTTGGACGATCACCACCGATTTGACTACATTCACCACCGGTGCTGGCTCAACTGGCTTGGGTGCAGTCCCCTATTATTGGACGCTTCCGGCTACCGCTATGTCGTCCACTTCAGCCGTTCCCACGACAGTTTCCGTCACGGCTACCGGTTCGACTGGATCAAATCTGATTTCAGTTTCCAGCAGCACCGCCAACCTCGACGTCGGGCAGATGGTCACCTTTGCAAGTGGCGTAAGCCCCTTGATCTGCGAAATCATCGGCATATCGGGAAGCAAATACATCATCAGTGGAACGGCATCGGGGACGGGGACGATCACCGGGACTGCCCAAAACGTTGTGGCTTTTACAGCCACCGTTGAGGAAAACGACGCTGTGACGGGGCAGCCAGACCTCGTGCTGAAAAATGGCGTGAACATCTTTGGTTGCGAGCCGTTGATGGCACCCTACTATGCCACCACCTATACGGATATTTACCTAGACGGTCAGCATGGTGCCCCCGTAGGATCGCACTACGGACAAGACCTCTACTTCCCCGTTCAGTTCTCGAACTACTACAGCACCCCAGTCGCCAACTTCCAAAGCATGACTGCTCTCCCGAAAAACGCTATTCCGGGGTGGGTTCCCTCTCTCGCAAACGGAAGCACTCTGGCGGCAACAGGAAGCACCGCATTTGCAGCACCCACCCCCTATGTGGTGTATGCGGATAGCGTGGCAAACATCTACCCCGGTCAAAAGTTGACGTTCCGTAGCGATTTCACACCGAATACCAATGTGACGAACATCATCATCGGCAACGGAAGCGGGACGGCCAATATCAACGCTTGGAACACAGGCGATATCGCCACCTCGGATGTTGCGTATTACCAAGTTTTGCCCGGACAGCAACTTCTCGGGTTGGGCGGGGTTATCGGCAGTAGCGTGCAGACTGTCGCTGTCGGCTCCTCTAGCAGTTTCACAATCTACCCCAACTCAACGCAAGACCACGCCACAAATGCTGCTCCCGTCCGTTTGACGACCCGTGATAAATACCTTTACTCGTGGCAGGTTTACTCCGTAAATACGGCGAACAACTCGTTCATCATCTACAACAGCAGCCAGTCATACACCCACCAGCCCGGATCTTATCCAAACGGCGACTCCCAAAACGCCATCTACCAATACGACCCTCTGGTGACGAGCGGTGCAGTCTTTGACCTCGTGATTTCGGACACAACCGGAGCGGGTGTCGTCGGACTGACCTCAAATGTGGTTGGCAACCACGCCACCGGAACTTTCGTCGCTGCCTACGAGGAAGGTCCTCGCTACCTCGGAACTTCGGCTACCGGAGATTTGGAAGCGATCACGCCGTCATTCATCGGAACTCGTGTTGGCTCCGTCCTCGATCAGAACGCACCGGCGGGTTCCACCTACATCATCGTTTCACCAAACCCCACGACTGCTACGGGAACCTTTGGAGCGTGGAACTACAACGCCTACGGAAACTCTGGCAACGGCGGCTTCGTGCCTCTGGCGAACAATGGGACGACCTACACCTTCACCGGAAACTGCTACGACGGTTCCACCTCGATCACGGGCATCACGCCCACCACCGGACTTGCGGTTGGGCAGGAAATCGCTGTAGCAAGTTCGCAGGGTTCATTCCCATCGGGAACTGAAATCACGGCTATCTCGAAGAACACGCTGACCGTTTCACAAGCGTTTGTCGGACCGACGGGCGGCATCAGCGACATTCCAAACAACACCTTGACCGCCACCGCAAACTCTCTCTACACCATTGTTGTCGGGGAGGGAAGCGATCAAGAACTCGTCACACTCGTCCCTCCATCGAACAGCATCAGCACCTCCCTTGGACAGCCGCAGGATGGCAGCGCAAACATCAACCAACCGATGATTTGGTATCTGGCAAATGGCTTGTCGCTCCAAAACGACCACACGGTAGGTGAAATCGTCACCACTCCGAACTTCACCTACTCCGCCGGTGGCTCAACGACTTCGCACGCTCAATACACCCCTGTTCTCGGCTCCCCAGACTTGGGCACGATCTACACGGTGAGCGGTGGCACGGACTATGTGCAGACGAACGCTCTGGTCGCTAGCAACAACTCAAACCAAATCGCCATCAACGCTGAGGTTTTTTTGGAGTTGGACGACCCGTGGGAGGTTTCTGGCCTCGGCGGTGACCCGAACATCTCCACCGCTTTGACCTCACCTTCGGTTGCGGGGGACACCCAAATCACCATTGGAGACAACGGCGGCTTCCCGACCACGCTTCCAAATGTCCTCAACGCCTCGTTCTCTTACCAGCCTCCTACCTTAGGGCTGCTCAACGGTGCGGCGGCGGCGGGTGCGACGTATTTCACCATCAACCTGACGAGCGAGGTTCCCGCTTCCTTCCCGTTCACCGTGGCGATGGGGACGGGTAGCGCAACCGTCGGCACCATGTCTCTTATTGCAACCGGTTCCACCGGAGGGACATTCATCGCCCAACTGCAAAGCACGACGATCAACGGCTTTGTCCTCACGAGCGGCAATAGCGTTGCCACGGTTGGTAGCACGGCAGGGATTTCAACGGGGCAGGTCGTCACCGGAAATGGTATCCCAAGCGGCACGACGGTTGCCTCTATCGGAGCAGGCTCGGTCACCTTCAGCGCAACGGCTTCATTGACCGCTCAGGTTGCTCTGACCTTCACGAATACCCTCGGCGCAAGCCACCCGGACATGACCCCGGTGATCCTGAGCACCCTTCCGGCAAATGTGGGCTACCACAAGGTCGAGGTTCCATCGTTCTACCTTTGGAAATCCGATGGCAGCGATGCTGGTTTCCACCTGACTAACCCTTCGACCAACTACACCTCGATCAACACCACACCGCTTCCCTGCGCTATTCCAGCGAACTCTACGCTATATCTGCGCTACGGGGCATATGTGGACTCGTTCTACACCGCAACCGGAGCGGCGGCAGGGGCTACAGGGTTCGCCATTCAGGCTTCATCGGGTTCTACGGCGGGCTACGCCCCTTCCTCGAACTTCCCCACCTCTATTGGTAGCAGCGGCTCCCTGACCACCGTAGGGGCTGTGGTGACCGTTGGTTTGACCTCTGATTTGGAACCGGAGCAGGAAATCTTCCTCACTGACGGCACAAATGTCGTCCCGATCACTGTTTCGTCTTACACGCCGAGCATTTCAGCAAGTATCCCAACACTCCAATACTCCACAACAGTCGATATTGCCGCCGGTTCGACCTTCATCGCCCCTCCGAACTTCGCCATCGACAGCGGTGCGGATTTGGAAACGGTCTATCCCCTCACTGTGCCTGCTGCGGCTGGAAACAACTGGTCGGTGCAACTTGCCGCCGGACTGACCTACAACCACAATGTCGGTGCTCCGGTTTCCTACTACGAATGGCCGTCGAACATCCAAACCGGCATGGTGACCTACCGCCCTGACTACGGCGAGTTTGTGATGTGGGACGGTGAGCGTTGGCGACAGGCTCGTGTGAACTATGTCCAAACCGTTCTGGCGATCCTCGGTGCGGTCGGCGGACGTGACCAGACCAACATTTCACTCTACGATGCCTCTACGGGCGTTGCTTCTACGCCGGACACTTTCGCCAACACTCTTTCCACCGCCTTCACGGTTTACTACGGCGGTGCGAGGAACAATGATCCAAACGGCGACGAATGGACGGGCGACACCCTCAGCGCAATCCAGTTGCAACTGAAGGTGCAGGTTCCCCAAAGCCGACAAATCGCTTTCCGCAGCCTCGGCCTAAATGTCCAATACAAGAGCCAGCCCGTCGTCCGCCAAGTAAGCCTTACGCCCACAGACAACCTGCGCCTTGACCAGAACCAGCACACCTCGGTTTCTTGGCTCTACACCGACCTCGACAATGACCAGCAAGCCGGTTGGGATGTGAAAATCTTTGCCGACACCACTGTCGTCCGTGATGACTTCGATCCGACCACCTCTACGCCGTTTTGGAGTGCATCAGGAACAGATACAAGCAGTGAGGTTGCGCTCGACGCTTCGCATGGTTACACCAGCGGTATGCGCTACTGGGCGTATGTCCGAGTTGCTAAAAAGTTCCGTGGCAGCCTTTGGTATAGCGACTGGCAGTTCACCCCGTTCGTTCCAAATGTGAAGCAGCCGCAGCCGCCGCTCGTCATGGTCTATGGCGACAACAACAACGCTGTGAACACCGTCACGATCCAATCCACCGACAACCTTCTGGCTCCCGATAACGGGGCGTTCACGAACTCGCTTGGAACATGGACGGCAACCCACAACGACTTCATCGCTGGAATGTTGAGTAGCATCGCTACGACTTCTAAGGTAGACGAAACACTTGGCGTAGTGACTTCCATCCCCGTCGGTGCGGTCGGCTACCTCAAAACGCAGGGTGCGCTTTCGGGCACGGGCACTGGAACCTTCGTTGTGTCTGGCAATACCGGTGGAAGCGCTGATGCCCTTGGCTTCCCGATCACCGGACGGTTCTGGGTCACCATTGGGACTGAGCAAATCCTCGTCACAAACAAGGTGGACGGCAAGAACTCCGGCGACACTTTCCAAATCGTCACCCGTGGCTACAACGGAACCACCCCGACTTCTCACCTCGCCGGTTCCACTGTGACTTTTGGTTTGCAGCAGCCGGTTTACACCGGTAGCAACCTCGAACTGTCTTACACGGAGAAAATCGTCAAAGACTGGACGACGACTAATACCAGCGTTCGATGGGTCGGAGGCTCGGCGGGTGTGACCCGAACCTCCACCACCGCCTCTTTCGACATTGTTGGGCACGATAACGGTGAAAAGAACACCGCCATCATCATTGACTCTCCCGGCATCACCCGTGACGGTTGGGACGGGCAGCAAGTCACCATTCAGTATCCCAACCCTCTGAACACCACGGAAGCAGCGGTATTCGGTCTTTACAGTAAGAACCCAACCATCACACAAACAGCGATTATCCGTAGTGTAACGCAGATCATGGGCGCAACTCCACCTCCGGTGGGTATTGCCATGACGATTTTGAGTGACTTCATCACCAAGGGTTCCTACACTGTTCGGGCGCAGGTTCCAAACGGGAGCATCAACGGTGTTCCCGTTTGCCATAATGGGACGATAACCACCAAGACCGTCATGCTCAACGCAGGCGAGCGTGTGTATATAGAAATGCCTGCGGCAAGGGCGTGGACAAAAAAGGGCTTCATCACGCAACCAGCAATGACCGCAAGTGGCATCATCACGCAGCCCTTCTACTTCGGCAGCACGACAATCCACATGACGGTTCTCTTGCCGTCGGCAAGCGGCATCTTGCCTGCTCTGAGCCGCATCATCTACGACTACCCAGAAAAGCCAACTGCTGAAAAGAAGGTTGTCTTTGACCGCACTATTGGAATGGGTGCTCCGATCAGCGGCGGGAAAATCCTGTTCAGCGTAACGCAGACCTTTGGGGCGGTTTCAGCAACCAAGGTTGTGACCAACACGCCGGTCAAGCACTCCACGGTGTCCTATGTTCCTCATGCTCAGACCTGCGTGGTGGACTACTACACCCAACCCATCACTGCCACCGGAACGGCAGGAGTTTGGAACGGATCAACCTTCGCCACCCTCTCTGCCACGCTGAGCGGCCTCTCCTTCACCGGGAACATCACCTCCGGCAGTTCGGGGGTCACGGGCGTTTCGAGCACGGCGGGTCTTGCCGTTGGACAGCAGATTTTCGGGTTCGGCGTTCTGCCCAACACCTACATCTCGGCAGTTGGAACCGGCACGATTTCACTGTCCACCACCGCCACGACCTCTGCTACGGCGAACATCATGGCTTCCAACCCCACCTTCAACGCCTTCCAGTTCGCCTCGATCCCCGGAAGCGTTGCCGTCGGCAGCACCATCGTCGCTCCGGGGCTTCCAAATGGTTCTGTGGTGGCTGGCATCACGGGCACAGTCGTCACCTTCACGAGCAACATCACCGACGGCTACAGCCAAGGAGCCGGATCGGTCAGTTTCAGCGACATTGACCAAACCACCGGTGTTCCAAAGAACCCGTTGATTACCCAAACGGTGAGTTTCATCACCTCGTCACAGACGGTTATTCCAGCAGGTTCGACCACTGTTCCTGTCTGTGGGTTCAAGCCGAGCGGGACATTCCCCGCCTACAGCGCAGTTCGCATCAACTACCCCGCTCTGTATGGCGATTATGCGATGGCGGTCATCGCAACCACCGGTGGAACGGCTGCTTATGCTGAGGTCACCACTCACACGGCAGGACAGTTGCTAAGCGATATCCAAAAGGGTGTGTTCAACCCTGCGGCGGTCCCGGTCAAGGCAGGACAAACCTATGCCCTCTCGGCGTGGACGCAGGTGATCTCCTCCACTGCGGTTCCCACCTTTGCCCTGTATGTGGACTGGTATGCCTCGAACGGCACGTTGCTTTCCACCTCAGATGGAACGGCGTTCCTGACGAAAAACGGCAACACGACCACTTCCTCGGTGCAACCTTCCGTCAACGCAGTTGGCAGTAGCCACGGACAGGGTTGGAGGCCGAACGCCATTGTCGCTGTTGCCCCGGCAAACGCCTACTATGCCATTCCTCGTATCAGGTGGAATAACGTCACTACGGGTGGCGTATATGGCCTCTCCGGCATCATGTTCAAGGCGGTGGCAAGTCAAGCCCTCGACCTCAACGGAGCGGCGCAGACGAGCAACATCGGCGGCTCGACCTCGCTTCCTGTCCTCGGCTCAACGGTTGACCCAACCAACGGAACCGTTGCCTCTGCGATCAACATTCCGACCACCACTCCGGTCAGCGGCTACAACACCCTGTTCGTCTTTGACCCCGCCAACGACAACAACTCTCGTGAAATGGTCCAAGGCGGCTCGGACTCCTTCATCAAGACCAACCTGACGGCAACTGCAAATGCCGGTGATACCACGATTACCGTTGGCAAGACCCTTGGTATGGGCGTTGGAGCATTGCTCTACCTGAACATTGGTGGATCGCTCTACGAAACTGTGACCATTGACCCGGCGTGGGACGGCAGCATGACCGTCACGATTTCAGCACCCCTCACCTACACGCATGGCGTAAACACCTCGGTTAGTGGCTATGCCGCAGGGCTTTCGACTGGGGTGTCTAAGGTGCAGCCAAAGGGCGGCCTCGTCGCTGCGCTCAACTGGTCATACGACGGGTATGTGAACCAAACCATCGACACCTACGCCTACAACGTCCAAAAGTCGGTTGATGGCGGAATATCTTGGTACACGCTCCGCAACGGCGACTATGTGGTTGCAACGGGAACGGGATTTGCTTCGATCACCGACTACGAGGCAGTCCCCGGACAGGCGACGCTCTACCGTGCGCTCCCATCAGTGCTGAAAAACGGCGGCAAGACGGCAGTTGCCGGTCCGGTTTCAGCAGGTTCGTCACCCACAACTCCGATGACTAGCCAGACATGGTGGATCGCCGACAGTTCCAACCCGACCCGTCGCTACCCGATCAACGTGCAGAACGGCTACACCGAGACGCAAAAGCACCCCTCTGGCGTGTTCTACCCGCTCGGTTCCAGCCGCCCGTATGTCGTCTCTGGTGTCGTGCAGGGTCGAGATGGCGATATCAAGGTGATTTGGACTGACCTCGCCAACTGGGACAACTTCCTGAACCTGCTCAACTCAGGGAACGTCCTCATTCTGACCAATCCGGTTGAGTCCACACGCTCCTACATCTTCATCAACCAAGATGTGCAATACACCCATAACGCCGCCGCAAGCCCCTATCGTGAGGTGGAAATCCAATACGTCGAAGCCGCACCTCCGGGCTTTGGCTATTCCTACGGGAGTTAGTCGTGTATCCAGCCAGTAAAAAGTTCTTTGAGGCGGTCACGGGATCACACCGAGCCATGATTATCGTCAAGGCGTTGTCCACTGACGGCACTTGGTATAACCTGCCCGTCGTTTCGGGGTCGGTCAAGATTGACCAAACTAGCCAAGATGTTCGGCGCACTGTAGAACTCACCCTCGACGATGAGCGGTATGTGCCGGTGAAATCCACAGACCCGCTCAGCATCTACGGCAACCACCTTTACGTCTATCGAGGCGTAGTGTGGGATTTGCCCAATGTGGGTACGGAGGTCATCAACGCTCGCCCGCCGCTGACCGGCGATCTCTTGCAGCCGACAAATGGGGCATACGAACTCGTCCCTTGTGGAGTATTCCGTATCACTGATACGACTGTGGAGGAGGACGAGGACGGACAACTTACGATCACCGTGAACGGCTCTGACCTTGCCCTGAACATCAAACTCAACGCTTGGACGGCTCCGACAACGGTTTGGACATTTCCCTACACCCCGCCGGTTGTGAACACCAACCAAGCCGGTTTCACCCCCTATACGCAGCATGAAACCACCTACGTCGCACAAACCTTTATCGAGGCCATCAAGTTGCTTATCAACGATCGGTGGCCTGCATACTGCTACAGCGTGTTCGGTCCTCCTGAGTTCGAGATTACGGGCGTGGTGGACGCAAAACTGACCCAACCTGTCGTCATGGGTTCGGTAAGTTTTTCACCATCGGGAGCCGGTTCGCCGTGGAACGACATTTCCAGCCTCGCCGCCGGTGTGAACGGGCAGTTATACATTGACGCTGTTGGACGCTTCACCGTGGCGCAACTCCCTGACCCATCAACCGTTGAGCCGGTATGGGACTACATGGACGGGGAGGGCGGGCTACTGACCAAAGTGACCCGCAAGATCGACAGTTCCAAAGCCGTGAACTACGTCATCGCCACAGGTGAAAACACGATCACCTCGCTGCCGTTCCGAGCGATCGCTGTGGACTCCGACCCCAACTCTCCCACCTACTACCTCGGCCCCTTCGGGCGGGTTGTCGGTCGTGAACCGGGTCGGAAGCGTCTCCAAAGCCAAAAGCAGACCCAAAATGCCGCCAACCTCTACCTCAACTGGTTCGTAGGCGGCGATGAGAGCGTCACCGTGGAGGGTGTGTGTAATCCTGCCCTCGACGTGGGCGATGTGATCCGTGTGCGCCGGAAGCGGCTTGGCATCTTCCAGCCCGATCAAGTCATCACCGACTTGGCGGCGGATTTCCCCAACGGCTCCGACCTCAGTCCCGGAACCATCGTGCCGCAGGTCATTGACGCAGAGGACTACGCCGACCCACAGCCGCCGACGAACACCGGGCAATACATCATCAGTGAACTCAAAGTGGACCCCCTGCGCTTGCCGCTGAAAAAGGGGCAGACGGTCATTCTCTATACCAACGTCACCACGAACTCTGTAACCGTGACCGAGCACTGTCCCGTGGGCGCAACCGTCATTCCCGTAAAGCCATTTCACCCCAAAATCCAGTATCGTAAGGGCACGATGATCCTCGACCCACTGCTTGTTCCAAACGCCGGTGCGGTGCCCTACTACATCGACCAAATCACCATTCCGCTCGACCTCGACAGCCCGTTGCAAATCACCGCCCGTGAGCGTCGCATCGGAACCAAGGAAGATGCAGCCCGCATCTCCGAATACACGATCGGCTACTGAAATGTCTTTCGGCGGCAGTTTTGGAACTATGTTCGATTACCGCAAGTTGGCAACTTCGCTGCTGCACAACAACCAGTGGCACACCCCGCCGTCAGACACGATCCGCATGGGCATCGTGGTTGGCTACGACCCGAACTGGCAAAGCGAGTCCGAGTCCTACTCCCACCCCTTCCTGAGTATCCAAATGGAGGGCGACACCGGACCGATGCACGGCTTCCGGTTCTTGGAGAGTTACATTCCAAAAATCGGAGACACCGTTTGGGTTGTCTGGTCGGGCGAGGACGCTTGGGTGCTCGGAGCGTTGGCGGGTTCCAACATCTACGATCAAGGCTCAACCCTCAACGGCAATAACGGCACGATCCAACGCAAGCGTTCCCCTATGACCCTCATTGGGCATCAGGCGTTTTTGGAAATCACCGCCGTCGCAGGGACGGGTGCTACCGGGGTCACGACAGTCGTTCCTCCGGGCATGACGGGCACCTACCCCGGAGCGACCTGCTACCGGCTCGACGCTACGGGCTTGGAGACAGACTTTTTACCAAACCGCATCTATCGAGCCGAGGCCACCTTGCGGTTCAAAATCAGCGGTGCCGTCCCCTACTACAGCCAGCCCGCAACGGGCACAGGTTCGCCCGGATACACGGCTCCGACAGGCTCGACAGGCTCGACTATTTCTGTCGTTGCTACCGTACAGCAGTCGTCGGGAAGCACTAGCACCAACCTCAGCGTGACGAACGCCAGCGTCAACGTGCCCGTGACGGTTGGGGGCATCGGAGTTGCGGGAAGCACAACCGACCCTTGGGACACGGTTGCCGTTTATGGGCGAGTTTTTTACAGCACCGACCAAACCAAATACGTCACCTACAACGGGGCGACCTATCAGATTTCACAGATCGTCCAAGATGTGAGCGGGGATACCAACGGCATAAATGCGTTTCTGGCCTACTCAGGTGGTTGCATGGTGGCAGGATACGGCTTCCCGGCAAGCACACAAGTAGCGGTGAACACCGTCCTTTTCTCCACCGGTTCGCTGACCTACCACAACATCTCCACCCTGAACCCTCCGCTTTTGTTCGTGACCGACCAATGGGCAGGCAACCAAGCCAGCGGTGGATCAGCCGCCCCGTATCCAAATCCCGCAAACAACGACAACTTTCCTGCGGCCACTGGTCCGGGTTTCCAAATCACGCTTACCAACATTGGGGAGAGTTCGGGAACCTTCAACGCCAGTGGATCGTCAGACCTTGTGACGGTGACCGCCCCTTATGTGAAGTCAACCATTCCCATCGTCACGCCGACCATCAAATCCAATCCCGATAAGAGCCTCGTGTCCATCGGTGTCCTCACGCCGACCAACACCTACCAACCCCAAGCCCACTACGAGGAAATGCAACTCCTCGATGTGACCGGCACACCGGACGGCACCTACTTTACGATCCACTGCTCTACGACCTTCTGGGTGACCCCGACGAAGCAAATCGTTGGCGGCAGTTGGGTCGGACTGAACACGACCGGACCGACGAACGAATGGTATCTGGCGGTCATTCCAAACGGCACATCAGGCAGCGTGCCCACCGTGACCTTCACCGCAGCGAGCAACCCAAATAACGACCCCTCGTTGCAACTCGACGACACCCAGCGGTTCGTGATCTACGACTGCGGCGTGGCTCAGTAGCACACGACATTTGGAAAGTTGCATCTAAACTTTCAGCATGGCGGCTAACTCTCAACCTTATGTCTTAGCAGCCATCATCTCGGCGGTGCCTGCCACGCTTGCCGCCACCTCAGCGTGGTATTCAGCCCATCGAGGTCGTAAGGAAAGTCTCGACGGCGATGCCAACATCGTCGGCAGCATGGGACTCCTGCAAGAAAGCGTGGCTCGGTTCGACACCCGCTTCGAGCGCATCGAAACCCACTTTGAGCGCATCGACCTGCGGTTCGATGGAATCGAGGATAAGGTAGAGCGTCACCTCGGTTGGCACCGTGCCGAAGCCGAGGGCGACCTTACCCAAGCCCTCTCAAAGGAGACTGCCCATGACCAACCCCAGCACCGCTACATCCCCAACGACTAAGCCGGTCGTTGATCCAAAGGCTCTCGGAGCCACCGTCGCCCGCTATGTCGTCCCCGCCGTTGTCGGACTGCTCGTCTCGTGGGCAGCGAAGGTGGGCTTCACCCTGACCTCCACGCAAGCGTTCGCTTATGTCGCTCCGGCTGTGGCAACCGCCTACAGCACCGTCCTGCACTTTGCCGAGGCAAAGGTTCCCGCCCTCGGGCTTCTCATGGGAGCGAAGCGTCCAGCCAGCCTGACCAAGGTTGCGCCCAAGGCGTAGCCGTAGTATCATCACGCCGCAAAGCCGGTGGGCTAGGGTTCGTCCCGCCCACCGGCTTTTGCTATCGCTCGACCGGCGCAGTCCGCACGGTGAGCAGTTGGGTTGTCCCCGAGTTCGTGTGGCGGACAGGCTGCGTGAACACCGATCCGCCCTTCTCAACGGCATCGCCCATCGCCACGAAGTCGTTGCGCTCTAGCCAAGCAGTCAAGTCAGCGTCCGCTTCCAAAACCGCCATGAACACATCGCCGAACCAGAGCACTCGAACATCGTGGGCGGTAGTCATCTCAGCCAGCCACCTTCACGCTGACTGAGATGCCACCCTCGGTGTGTTGCAGACCGGCGATCTGAGCACCGGTGATCGGGTCGAGCAC